AGCAGACGGTTAAAAGCCACCATCTGAAGGGCTTAGTAAATCTTTACTGGCTTATTTCCGTCCTTTTTCTTTACAGTCATGAAAGGTCCTGGAACCCTTTTCGGACGGCTTCCCGTATTTCCTGGGTTACTTGTTGCCTTAGGCTTTTTCGTCTTTCCTGCCTTCGCAAGAGCAATTGCTGTAGCTTGTTTAACTGCCTTTGTCTTTGACTCAGGCTTACTAGTGCCAATCTTCCCTGTTTTTCCATAGGAACTCACCATTTCCGAGATGTTTGCACTAACTACTTTGGGACTTTTACCTGTTTTGAGGGGCATTTCGTCTGGCCTCCATGCGTGAAATGTTCTGTTGTTGATCTACCTGATTAAGCCTGCGCTGAGCCATATCAGCCCGCAACAGGGCGATGTTTTCCTGCGATTGAATCCGTGCCTGATTGGCCGCCAGAACATCTTGGGCTTTTTTCTGCTCCAGGGCCAAGCGCTGCTGGTCAATCTGGTTGTCCATCTGGTCATTGGCCGCGCGAATCTGCAGTTCCTGCTCTTTTAGTGCAACAACAGGGTCCGGAACACCTTCTCCACCCATCAGTTGCGACTGCATGTTTTTGGCTTCCATCGTGAACTCAGCTACCTTCAAGGCAATCATGCCTTCCTTCTGAATAACAGAGACCATCCTGTCTGGATCCGTGCCATAGCCCTGGAAAAGCTCTGCCTCCACCGCCTCTTCGGCCTTTAAGCGAACATGCTCAAGAATGTGCTGCTGCAGCAACATCGCCGACTGCGGGTTGGCCTGCAACATCGGTGACATTCCCATCAACAGATGCGAGACAACGTGCGCATCATGCTGCTGCCCAGCAAAAGCCTTTAGCGGCATCATGTTCAACACATCGGAGTTCTCGGACGCCGGATCACGAGGCATCTGGGTCTGCGGCGGCCGCAGGATCCCGTCAATGTCCCGCACATTTAAGGCCGCATACACACGGTAATACGCCTCGTACATGTTGTGCATCTGCGGCGCGCTCTGGGCCAGCTGTAACTGCGTCTGAGCCAGGGTGATGCGCTGCGCGCTTGAGAAAATGTTGGGATCTGCCACAGGCAAGACCGCAACCATGTTGTTAAAGTCTTTCTTCTTAACCTTGCGGCTTGCCCCAGGCACCTCATACGGGTACTCATCAGGCAGATACTCACCAAACCCCTTGGCAAGCATCCGAAACTCGATGCTCTGCGCATAATGCAGCCGCTTGTGGATCGCAGACATGACCATGGATCCACGTTCAAGCAAGGCGAGCGTCGTTCCAACCTGCGCCATCTGGTTCGCATCACCCACCTGCATGTCCGAGATGCTGGCAAGCCTTCTTCCAGCGTCTACTAAGAAGCCCAGCAACGCAAACAAGGTCTGCGAAGGCTCTTTGTACGGCAGTGGCATGAGCGAGGCCGTAAGTTCCGCGCCTCCCGCGTCAATATCCCTAAACTCACCCGGTTGGATCGGATTATCATCGTCCGCGATCCGCGCTCCACGGGCTTTAAAACCTGCCGGTAGGTTGGCCAGCGTCCCTGCATCTAAAAGTTGGCGCAACGCACTGGTCGCACCCTTGGAAAGACCACCAATTAGGTGAACAAAGCCCAGGCCGTACGCGCCAAGGCCCTCGACAAGCACGTAATGCACGAAATATTCGATTCGGCGCTTTAATTCGTCTTCTTTTTCCCAGTTCCTGCGCACTCCGACGATCTGGCCGCTCGTTTCATCAATTGTGACCACGTACGGGAGCTTGATTCCGGTCGATTCACCGTCTTCTCCGGTGTCTTCAAAGCCCAAAATGTCCAAATTAACGTGGAATTCGAGCAAAAAGACCTCTTCGGCGTAGCCTGTGGCCTGAACTCCGACAATTTTGTCCGTATTCGTGCGGATCTGAGACGGATTGGTGTCCTGATCCTCTTCCACAACATCAATGTCGCTGTATTCCCCCGCTACCACACGCTTTTTGAACTCGTTGGCATCCATCGCAATACGGTTCGTGATCCGTGAACACTGCGACATGACGCTCGAACCGGTGTAGGGGATGTACAAATCGTCCGCCAACACCAGTTTTGAGACCATCCGGCCCAACTGACTGTCGTAATACACCTTTTTGAACACCGAACCACCGTATCCGGTGTAAAAGAGCGCCTGATCCATCTCCGGCGTGTACTCTTCCATGACCGTGGTGATCTGGTAATTCATGAAATCCTGCACTCGGGCGGCCTGCTGCGCCTTGTCTATCGTCTCTTTGCCCAGGATTTGTGTCCGAACCGGGCCTCCAGCGGGCATTAGCTCCTTAAAAGCCTGCGCCTGGAACTGGACAATGGACTCGGTGAGCATGGGATGCACAGCACCGGCCGCGCCACGGAAGGGTTTCGTGCGCTCTTCGACCTTTAGACCAAGAAGATCCAGCCCCTTGGCATACATCTGCTCCCACTGCTCACGGCTGGACTTGTCCGCCTCGAACATGTCCAAGAGCTCAAGCGAGATTGCCGAGAGTTCTGCCTTGTCGATCACGTCCACAAGGTTGTCGTAGAAGTCCACATCGTCTGCCTTGGTGTCGATCTCGACCGTCGCACCACCGTCTGGCTCGATGATGATCTCTACATCAGGCATCGGGCCCGCTTCTTCAATCTCAATTTCCAACGCAGGCGCTGGATTTACCGCCTTGTCTATAGGCATGCGACCATCCCTTCTTTGTCTTTCACAATCCCCTCTTTAATCAAGGACTTGGCAATAGCCCCGTACTCTACCAGAGGAATGACTTCGTGTTCAGTCTCAATCCAGACCTTCGCACCACACGACAGGGGCTTGTCCGGACGGTAGACAATCCGACACGGGCCGTTGATCACCACCTCATGCGCATAGGTGTTGGTCTTGTATGTCTTGACCGTTAACACCGGATCACGGGCCCCGGTCTTGCCGTTGGCCTTGATCACATGCTGGTTGACGTGGACGATGGTCTTCATGCAAGGGCCCTTTTAATGAACTTCGTGACTTCACCGCCTGCAGCAAACTGTGGCAGACCTTGGGTCTTGACCATGTCGATTATTTCGGGAGTGATGTTAAAACCGAGATAAGGTTGATTGTCGATCCCCACTTCTTCTATCTTCGACCCCAGTTTTGACAAGAGCTTGTTGGCCGTCTTGGGCAGGATGTTGTCGTAGAAGGCCTTCATGCCCTCGCCGCCCAACTTTAGATCTACACCAGATAAAGACTGAACCTCGTCACCACGAGCGTTAACTATTTTTTCTGTGGGTTGATCAAGTAACTTATTAGCGGCTTCTTTACCAATAACCCCCTCTAACTCTTTAGGGTCTGTAACTCTTTTCTCAACAACTGGATTGTTGTTCCTATACGCGACAACTGTTTTAGTGCTTGGAAAATAAGAGATCTTGTCTACATGCTCACTTAAGTCATACTTGTCCGCCGCTTGGCTGCCCTTGATAAACGCTACCTTGTCATAGCCATTTTCTACCGCTTCATTGATCACGCGCTTGAGTGCAAGGTTGACCCAGCCCTCAGTGTTTTCTTGCATTCCAATGTCTTTAACAGTGCCCCCAAACCTTTCCGCAGCACGTTGCGCGTCTTCTGGAGAACTGTAGATATGCGGAACGTCTTGGTCTTTTTTGTTTTTTGTGACGAGCGGTTTGCCGTCCTTCATGACTTGATATTGCTGAGTGGAAACAAAGGGGGCGGAGGGTAGTCCACGTTTACCTTCAAAAGATCGTTCAAGTCTTACGGCTTCATCTAAGAGCGGTCTTATTTCTTGCTGACGAGCAGGATTGGCATTATTTCTATTAAACTCATTAAGCAAGTCAGCGGACTTTGCTCTAGCAGCCTTATACTCTGGGTCATCCCAGGGCGTTGATTTAGTGGCAAACCCCTTGTCCCTGCCCTGCTGCGCCCAGTCGGATTGCATTTCCTGCACAAACAAGACCTTCTTGCCCTGCGCGTCCGTGCGGTCATCAAGAAAAATATGGGCAAGACGGTTCCTGTCGGCCTCAGGGCTAACTGAATGGGCGCTGGGAGCGGTAAATTGGTTTTGTTTTGCGGCTTCTGTCGGATACGACATCAGTTCTTGACGTTGCTCAGGAGTCATGCGACTCCAGGTTTCATCACCAACAATAGATCGCGCTTCCGCTTCTGTTGATTTTTTAAGTGGCAACGTCAGGTAGATCTCCCGTGCGTTCGTGCCGCCAGGAGTGTTGTACTTGTCAAACTTCGGATTTCCCATCCTACGGGCTTGGCCTGTGTACTTGATGTACTCATTCTTGTTCCTGCCATATTCCAATACAAGATCCCTAATCTCAGGCGGCAGGTTCAAAGCATCTATTTCAGCCAATGCTTCTTGGTCACCCTTTGCAGCCTTCCTACCTAAGGGACCCCGAAGTTTGCTAAACACGGAATAGGGTTCTTGACCCCCTAAAGTCTCACCCCTCGCCACTATCTGCTCAAAAAACGGAAGCATTTTTTCATCATAAATTTCTGCCATTCGAGCATTTGCATCATCCGCAAGCCTCTTCGCCTCCGGCGACAAGATCTGGCCCTTACCTAACACAACCTCATCAACCTGCACCCGGTTGTTGGCCAAGTAGTCCTGAATCTCCTGCCGCGTCACCGGCGCAGTGCCCTTGCTCGCTAAAAACTCATCAAGGCCCGTGGCCCGTAATTCAGCAGCCTTGGCCCCAGGGGCCTTAGAGATCTGCGCCAACATCTGCTGCGCCGTTCCCTTCTCCTGCGGCAAGTTCATCACCACCTGCTCCGTGGGCGAGAAAAACCCCATCTCATTCTTAGGCGGTGTCACTTGGGCCTTGGCCCCCGGTAACTTCACCGTACCAGCGGGTCGCGTCTGCGCAAGCTCATAGTTCCTCAGTAAAGCCGACGCGGCTCCTGGACCAGGGGCCGGGAGGGTCAGCAATTGCGGGAGGGGAGCGAGCTTCAAGGCCTCGGCCTTCTCGCCAATAAACCCCAACACGTCCCGCGCAGTCTGCGTCTTCGGCTCGCCCGTGATCCTAGCCATCATCTTCCCAGCCTCAGAACTCGCCTCTTGCACCCCTTCAGGCGTCCCGAACTTGTCACTGGTGAGGCCCGTGTACAAGCCATACGCTGAACCTACCGGCGCTCCGACTGTTCCACGAACAAGCAAGTTCAAAAAGTCCAGGGGCACGTCCACCGCACCACGGATCTCCGGAGGCAAGATGCCTGGGTTTTTTTGACGGTCCATGGGCGGCGTTCCAGTAAACATCTGCTGGATGTACTCGTCATTGCTCATCTCACCCTCAGGCGGGGAGCCTGCCTGACGCTTGCGGATGAAGTCCTCTGTCGAGACCTCGCCGCCTTGGGCATAAACCTCTGGAAGAGGAAACGCAAACCGTTTCTTAAACATATCGACTACCGTGGCAGGGTCATAAAGTTCTACAATGTCTTCTGGAACAACTAAACGACCCTCACCCAACGCTTCATTAAATTTCTCTAGCCACTCCGTAGCCTTCATCGGCATATCATCAGCACCCATCTCAAGACCTGAGCGCGGGTATACCTCAACAAGCGTCTTTGGCCGACCCTCTGCCTGTAAGGCTCTTATGCGATGCCTTCCTTCATGACCGGCAATAAAAGGAATGTTGTCTTTCCTGTCCATCATCAAAAAAGGGACATCGTCAAAAGAACCCCCTTGAGCTAACACGTTCCGAAGGTTTTCTATGTTTTCTTTACTATATTGACTAAGCGGAAAATCCAAGGGCAGCGCGAAATTCTCAAAATCCCCAGGCTTCATGGTCATAACACCCTGGTAGGGATAACCCTTTCTACCAAGAAAAGCCCTTATCAACGCGTTGCTTTGATATTGATCCTCCAACCCTGGGATCTCGTCAGCCGCTCGCTGAAGTCTTTTAGCCTGCCTTTCCCCACCACGCTCCAATAACTCTTTTTCTACCTGAGTTAGTTTGCCCGACTTTTTGATTTCGGGGGCTTTTGTAAGCGGATCCGCCAGCTTAAAAGCATCCATTGCCCAGCCCTGCGCCGTGTCCACAATAATTTCTTTTTCACCAGGACTACCAAAGGCAACCACATGTTTCGGGGTCAATGGCACTTGGGCCACTACCAGATCTTTACGATTCTGGTTCTTAACAAAATTTCTAAAGGCTTCTGCTGCGTTGCGATCAAGAGAAAAGGACAACAGGTCACCTACATCTCCTGCCTGCAGTGCCTCAAACTCATCCCTAGACATCAAACGGTATCCCATAAACTGATTACCAAGATTTTTCTTGGCTATCTGCTGGGACTGCTTGATGTACTGCTCTCCTCCAGGAACCCTATAGAAAAGGTACTTCGCATCACCTTCTCCAAAATTCCCAACACCACCAATATGCGCGCTCCTAATATCATCTATGTATTGATTCGTGGGCAACTTGTCCACTTCATCAAACACACGGGCAAAATCAACAACAGGCGCATCCTTCTTCCCCAACGCCTTCAACGCGTCCTTCGCCTTGCCCGTTCCCTTGATCGCCGCCGCTGGCAACGCCAATGCAGGCAAGTTCGACAACGCCTGACCCGTCCGATACGGCTCGCTGCCCTTGCGCCCAGGCTCAAGACCCAAGAATCCCTGACTCCCCTCAACCAACGCCCGAAAAGCTTCCTCCGCTTTCCCAGGCTCACGGCCCCCAGCAAAACCACTGGCAATCTCTTCCATCAGGTCAACATCAGACGACGACTCACCAGCCGAGCCGCCGTCAGAAAACTTTTTTACAGGGGCACCCCCAAGATTTAACAACATTCGCCTAGCCTCGGACCCCACATCACCGCCCCTGGCAAGACCCACCGCCGACGGGGCATTGGCCGCCTTTAACCGCTCAAGCTCCAACTGCGCCGTTACCTGCGCCGGAGTAAATACCGGCCCCGCCTGCTCCTTGGTCGGCGTAACAGGAGGAATCTTCGACTGAATAAACTGCCCAATACTCTGCGTCGTCCCGGCGGTGGCCCCAGGCATCGTGGGAGGCGTGAACGTGAGCGGACGAGCAATACTCCCCATCGCTACCCCTACATCCTGGGCCGTGGCCCCCGCTCCAGCCAAAAGCGCATCTTGCTGCTCCTTGGTGAGCTTGCCACTCGTCATCCCCTCACGAATGTTCGCGTAATACTGCTCAGGAG